TACCGACACGCCACACACGGATGCCCATACGGACACCGCCCATACGGACGCGCATACCGACACCGCGCACACCGACACGCCTCATACGGACGCGCATACCGACACCGCGCACACCGACACGCCTCATACGGACGCGCATACCGACACCGCCCATACGGATGCCCACACGGACACCGCCCATACGGACGCGCATACCGACACGGCCCATGTCGACAGCCATACCGACGGTGCGCATGTCGATAGTCATACCGATGTGTCGTTTGTGAATGCACATACGGATATTACCCATATCGATAAACCTGAAGTTGTATAACAACCCGTAGTGAGGTGTAGCATGAACATTGACTGGACACGAATCGCAAAACCTCAACCCGATGGATATGATTCTCATATTATTGCCGCAATATTGAACGAAAAATACGGGTGGAACAAAATCTCCCCTACGTCAGAATTGCGATTGTGTAATGGCGCCGTTGCGGTGGTACAAGATCGACAGTATCCCTCCGATGAGGTGGGTCGTTCGGACAACCCTATGATAGATGGGGTGTCTTATATAACGCCCGAGGTGTGTGCGGGAATTGATCGTTTTCTGACGGCCTGGCCTGCAGGGGCGCAGATGCTTGAATTATTTTTGGATGAATACTGGGCTAAATGGTCAAAAACTATGACGCCGCACGCGCGGGGATGTTCTTCGGGTCATTATGAAATAAAGTCGTGTCTGGAGAAACACCAACGCACGTCGGGGCTGGTGCTTAATGCGGTATATGTCACCGCTAATGATTGGCAGGGATGTGCGGAAGGGATATATCATGAGGTGGGACACGCGCGACTTGAATCTATTGGTATTGATATCGGCGCACATGATAATCGGTTATTGCTAAATGGCCCGAACGAATTGTATGATTCCCCGATACGGTGGGATATAAAGCGACCGATGTCTGCGGTAGTGCAGGCCATATACTCGTGGATTATGTTTTGTGAAGCCGACATTCAATGTGCGGTGAATTTGCAGGGATACGATACCAAAGATTCCGAGCACAAACAAACCCCCGCCGAGGCGTCGTGTATATATTTAATTGGAAACATTCCAAAAATTCAAGATGGACTGGTAGAAATTCGAAATAATATTAAGGTCACTCCAGAAGGACGAGAGTTTTTTAATGGATATCTCGAATGGGGCGACGATGTGGTTTCCCGAGGACTCGCGTTGCTACGGCGTACTTTGGGCGACCAGTTCGATTCTCGGTATGCCCGCGCATTGGAATATCGGGAAGAACGGCGTCGAGTATTCGAAGAAAACGCCAACAAATTAGGGACAGAATCCGTGTAACAGAAGACCCCGCGGCATGCATCATGTGTCGCGACAAGTGTGGGGCGCATCGTCCGGTACCTGTGGGTAGTGCTGATGGTCGGTGTGCTGCTAAATATGCTATATGGCATTACCAACTACGCGCACGCAACTCAAGACGTACATTAAACGCCGCTTGGGGGAGCCGGTCATCACCGTAAATGTGGCCGACGATCAACTCGAAGAGCGGATTGATGATGCGCTGGCGTTCTTTCAAGACTATCATTTTGCGGCGTCCGAAAAAGTTTACCTGAAGCATCAACTTACGTGGTCAAACGTGGTGTTTACGGCAAACACAACGGGTCAGTTTATCAGTAATGAAGTGCTGCGTGGTCAAACTACAAATACGGCGGGTAAAGTTTTTACGCAATCCTCGAATACGTCCGTAATGTTTACCTACGTTCGCCCAAATGATTCACAAAATTTTCAAGTGGGGGAAACTTTGGTGGGGGAGCAATCCAATGCCACGGGAGTTATTGCACAAATTAACGTGGGGGATTGGGACAAGCAATACATACCCATCTCAGATCTGGTATTAAATGTGTATCGGGTGTTGAATATTGACGGATTTGCCGTTGATCGCGGCACGGGGTTGTTTTCGTGGAATTATCAATTTTTGATGAATGACCTAAGTTGGCTTTCTAGTAGTAGTGTGGTGTCCTATTTTCTGACGCGCTCGCATATGGAAATGTTGAACGACTTGTTCATCGGCGATACGCAATTACGATTTAATCGATATGCCAATAAACTGTATCTGGATGTAGACTGGCGACAAAAAGTTAAAGCCGGTGACTGGGTGGTTGTTGAAGCCCAGCGTGTATTAGATCCCGCAGATTATACCAAAATTTGGTCAGATAGATTTTTGCGTGATTATGCGACCGCATTGGTAAAACGACAATGGGGGTCGAATTTGATTAAGTACGAAGGCGTACAAATGCCGGGAGGTATTAGCCTGAACGGACGGGTCATCTATGACGAGGGGAATCGGGAAGTCACGCAACTAGAGGACACGATTCAGTCGAAGTTTGAATTGCCGCCTGAATTTTTAGTGATGGGATGGGTGTTGCCGTTACTGACGGTTGGTCAAGGTATGGGCCTCCCGTGGTTTAGTTTATTGGGGTAAGGATATTCATTTGCCCCACGCGGGGCACCATCGGAGACAATTAATGGCAACTAACTCCTACGTGCGCTGGTGGACAGACACCAACGAGCAAAATTTATTACAAGGATTAATGACCGAGGCCATTACGTTTTATGGGTTTGATTTGGTCTATATGCCCCGCGCTCTACGCCGTGAAGATACGTTATACAACGAGGATATTCTGAGTAAGTTTACGGCTACCTATTCTATTGAGGCATACCTTAAAAATGTAACGGGATGGGATGGGCAGGGAGACTTTCTGAGCAAGTTTGGCTTGCGCGTAGACGATAAAATCTCATTAATGATATCTCGTGAGCGGTTCGATCAAATTATTCCTCGCGCACGGATAACCACAGGTCGAATCACCGCCGATGTCACCGGAACTATTGTTAGCGGGAACAATACGAAATTTCGCACAGAACTCACGGTGGGGGATGTAGTTGTGACCAGTCGGAGCGGGCAGTCGCGCACGGTGGTCTCGATTGAGAGTAATACCAAATTTACGATCGATGCGCCGTATACCACGGCGGTAGACGCGGAGTATTTTTCAATACCGACCCCCATCGACCAGCCCTTACCGCCTTCGCGACCAATGGAAGGCGATTTAATTTATTTTCCCGAACCATTGAACGTTATGATGGAAGTAAAATTTGTCGAGCACGAAAAATCACAGGGACAATTTTATCCGCTGGGCAAACTCACGTTTTGGGAAGTGCAGTGTGAAATCTTTACCTACAATCACGAAGTTATTGAGACCGGCGATCCCAGTATTGATATTTACTCTCAGACGTATGCCTATCAACAAACACTGTACTTGGCGACGGAATCGGGAGACGGCACCTACGAAGTTGGTGAGCACGTTTATCAGGGCGCATATCTTTCCGATAGCACGGCGAGCGCGGACGTGATTTCGTGGGACGCGGAAAATCACATTCTTCGTGTGGGAAATATTAAGGGGGAGTTTATTCCGACAACGTTGGTGGTAGGGCAGTCATCCCAGGCGTCCTATTATCTAGAAACTGCACCGAATACCCTGCTTATGCCAAACACTAAAGCGGCAGATAATATCTATCTTGACGAACAGGACAGTGATATTATTGATACTCGCGAAGTACATCGTATTGTCGGGGGGGTGTAAGTATGTTTGCGCCGTTTTATCACGAGATACTCCGTAAGTATCATATTGCGTTCGGATCAATTTTCAAAAATCTTACCGTCGTGCGCGATGATGCCACGGGGGATGAACTCCAACGCATGGTAGTGCCTATTGAGTATGCCAATCGCGAAGGCTGGCTGACACGATTGCGTGAAGATCCCGACCTAGAGAATGAAGCCGCGATTGTACTACCCCGATTGGCGTTTGAAATGACGGGTATGCGGTATGATCCGTTGCGAAAATTGAATAGTCTCAATGCGCGCACCCGCGTTAGTCGCGACGCAGCGTTGAATACGGTGCGTCGATACTTTGCGCCAATTCCGTATATTCTGACATTCAATGTTTATGCGATTACTCGAAGTATTGAAGACGCCAATCAGATCACCGAACAGATACTGCCGTTTTTTACTCCCGACTATTCGATGCTCCTGCGAGTGATTCCGTCGCTAGGCATTTTGGATCGTATGCGCATCGTAATGGAGGGCGGATCGCCACAATGGTCGGATACGTACGAAACCGCCAGTTTCCCCAACACCCGAGAAATTGTACTAACATGGACCTTTAACGTATCTGCAAATTTTTATGGCCCAGTATCGGCCGTCCCTCCGTCGATTATTCGTCATATCATGGTAGATCTATACAACATTC